TCGCCATCCGCCCTTAGTACCTTCAATCGGGTCCAGGGACTCCTTTAGTTCTTCCTTAAGGATTTCAATGACACGCTCACGCTCGCGCAGAGCGCCTTCGTTCATCAGGATAAGCATTGCCAGCTTCTGGTCCTCGTCCTTAGGCTCGATGTCAATCGTTGTGTATTCTTCTTTTTCAGTCACCTTCGTAGCACACTTTCTCTATTAGTCGTTTAATTACTTTACGTTTCCATGGTACCTTGGTCCCGTCCAGAGTATCAAGCATTCTTTTAATAAGAACAGCCTTACCAGACTCATAGGCCTTTTGGTATTCCCAGTCCCCACCAGCATTGAATCCCTGCTCATAAGCCTCTACCTCGTCTTCATCAGCAATAAAGACGTCGCAGATAAAGTTTTCAGTACCATGCTCAAGCACAAACAGGCTCATGGCCTTATTCTTCTTATCTGCCTTGCAGTACCACACAAACTCAGACTGCCTGTCCTCATCTAAGTAGATAACCTTCCACAGACTGCTATAGGACACTAGCCACCAAGTCATCTACTAATCCATTAAGGACGTCGAAAGTTTCGTAGTTGGCTAGGCGCTGGTCAAACTTGTAAGAGTCTAGAGCTCTTTCTGAATCGTGGTCATTGGCTGGACCAACTCCGTTACGTTCTACTCTCCACACGACACCGCCGGTTGCCTTAATGGCGTCGGCTTCGTTAGGGTAGCGACAGTCGGGGATAACTACGTTCGCTCCAGGCTCCACGCGTGACAGGGCTAGGTTTACCCAGAAGTCCTGTCCAAACATCTCTCGACCAATTTCAGTCCCGAAACGTTGCATGAGGCCACGAACTTCGGGGCTCTGGGATTTAAGGTCCTCCCAGCCTATTAGTCGAACGGCAGAAGCAAGCTCCGTGCGAAGCCCGTTTATTGAAATCGTAGGATTTAGGCGGACTAAAGCCTCGCGCATAGGCTCTGCAAAGGACACCTTGACAAAGCCAAAGTTATCCACAAGGTGATTGGCAACAGTATCTTTACCCGAACGCGCCCAACCTGACAATCCAATAATCATTTCATCTCTTTTCTTGTATAACCTTAACCCCAAGTTTATACGGCGTCCGGACTTTCATCCCGTTTAGCCTTAAGTTTTTCCTTGTATTCTTTGGCAAGATTCGTTGTACTTTGATTTTTATAGTGTACACGCTTTACCCTGTCAAGTCTAAAGCTTCTTGTGTGCTCATAGCCTTTTGACCCGCCATGCACGTCTATCCAAGAGATTTCCCCGTTGACTACGTATCTCATGAAAAGGAAGCGTCCACGCTCTCCTTCTATCTTCAGTTCAGTTCCAGGCACGACATTGCGACCGTTGATCTGAATCTCTGTCTCAATCACCCAGTTGTCGTTCGGCCTTGGACCGCTAGGAACAGATTGCTTTTTTCTAGCCATAGTCACCTACCATACCATAAAGCAAAACCCCCTGTGTTTCCACAGGGGGATTCGCTGATATCCATCTAATAAACGTACTATCCGAGCGCGACCTCAGATTCCGATGCATTCCATATTGGTTCTCTTACTACTCAACGCCTTGCGGGGTACTATTGGTTCGGATACTACTCAGGTTGCTATGGGCGATTCCTCAGCTGAATCTAGCAGTTACTTATACATTAACATTCTTTTCTTACGGTTGTCAAGTGGAGATGGCGGGAATTGAACCCGCGTCCTAACATATTCGATTTGTTCTTCTACAAGCTTAGGCAGTGAATATTTCGGAGACTGCACTGCCACATCTCCTGGTGCTACAGTTTTACGTCTCCAGCATGGACGTGGTGCGGGTTATCCTATTTATTTAAAGCCTAGCTGCCCACTTAGGATTAGTGCTTTTCTAGGGGTTCTAACTGCTACTAAGCAGCTAGAGCGAATGCAGAACGTGATTCAGCATTTATTTCTTTTAGCGGTTTTACGAGACTCCGCCATCTCGGCTTGCTTCACCAAACTTCAGATGCCAGTCGAAACCTGTCATCCCCGTTTCTATATTTAGTTGTATTAAAAGCTAGACCAAGTTTCGCCAAGCAAACACATGGTCCTGACGGCAAACAAAGCACCTGCACCCACTACTGTACTTCTCTGGAGTACCACAAGCAATGATAGCCGCTTCTTTCTTATCTTTATTGTACGAGTCTGTTTTGTTTTGATGGCATGTTTCACATAAGACTTGACAGTGTTGAAGCTCTTTCTTACGAACTTCTTCGCTACGAGACCATATGTCACGGGGGTTAAATGTCTTGTCATTCTCATCAATGTGGTCAACCTCTAGATTGCTGGTTGACCCGCACTTCTTACATTTACCGCCCTGAGACTTAATCCAGTCGCGCTTGCGCTTAGTCACGTAGTCGAGCTGGTATTCTCGCTTCTTATCGCCTGTGTATCCCATGCATCAATTATAGCAAACTATGACTTAGTGATTAGACGACGCTTGATTGCGTCAAATATCTTCGGACGCTTCTTAAACGCCTTCTTGTTGTTGCGGTCATCATTGCCACCCTTTTTAGGGGCAGGACCGCCGCCTTTACCTTTTGCCATGGTCATTCCTTTCTTTAGATTTGAACATGCTAACACACAAATAATTCTTTTGTAAAGTACTTGACAAGTATTATTTAACCTGATTATAGTGAGTTATATCTTCCAGCACTAAGGAGCAAATATGAAAGACGAACTACTAGAAGAGTACGCGGAGAAAATCGCTCCGGTACTGCCACTAGCCAAAAAGGCATACGGATCAAGAGACACCAAGTCTCCTCAGCATGACGCATCTAGGACCTATACGGAACTTCTCGTTGAGTACTACTCGAAGGGCGGTAGCCTGTTGGCTCTAGCCAAGAAGCTTGAGGTCACATACGCAGGAGTTCGACGCCGAGTAATCATGGCCGAGATTCCAGTAGCAGCTAAAAGAACTCGTAGCAAGGCAACACCAACCGAAATTCAGGAAGCAGTCGAAAGAATTCAAACTGCCAAGACTTACGGGACAGACCAGTATCACGAAGCACTTCGCTTCGAATACGAAGACAAAGGTATCTCGCTCACTAAGATTGCAAAAGCTATGGGCCTGAGCTCAGCTAACCCTTTGTACTATGGAGTAGCCAGAACTAAACTCAAAGGCGAAGACATAATCTAATTAAGAAAAAACCCCCTGCTTTCGCAGGGGGTTCTTTTTTTATTGAACTAGTTGACGCCCTTGTTCTTAGCAACTTCAGCTTCAGCAGACGATGCGAACGCAACGTTGATCTCGTCTTCGCTTAGATTTCCGTCTACAACATAGGCACGGGCTAGAGATTCAGCAACTTCCATGACACCGACAAACGCGGCGATAAGGGCTGACTGCCACAGCTCAACGCCACCGATAGAACCGGCGGCTAGAACTGCACTGACTTTTAGAATCACCAAAGCGACAGTACGCTTTAGGATGGTTTTTAATATGTACATAATTCTCCCGGGATAGGTATGGTTAATTAGCACCCTCTCCCAGGCAATACTATTTTACCTCATTTTAGCGATGTTTACTTGAGGGCAGGGCTATGGAAACCGGAATACCCTTCCTTATCTTAATTCGCTGCTGCTCAGTGGTTGCTCCCCAGATACCTTGCACGTCGGGGTTGTCCAAAGCAAACTGCAAGCATCGTTTCATATAAGGACACTCTAGGCATATTTGCTTTGCTTCACGCTCATAGCGGTAGATAGGCCGAATCTTTTTCATTCCATCAGGATGGTCTTCAGAAAAGAAGGAGTCAGGGTCGCTCGTAGCGCAGGGAGGAGTCCCAAATTCTTCAAAATCTGGATAATCTTCTGGGAAAAACGACTCAAACGCTGGCATATTTAGTTCCTTATTTTCTGCTTGTTGGCACTAGAAAAAGCCTATCTTGGCCTCTTAATTTACGCAAGAGGCAATTACAAATTGATAACAAAAAAGCCGCCCCGAAGGACGGCTTTCCTGCTTTACAGATATTACTTCTGGTTTTCCTTGATGAGCTTTACTTCACATGCGTCTGTGGTGCAGTAGGCTTCGCCAATAGCTTCAACGCCTAGACCCTGGTAGACGCCATCAAACGAGATAGGGAACAACTTCTCAGCCGCGCTCTCATACTCTTCTTTTGTAATCTGGGTGTAAGGCATTTGAGGGTAGGTGTAGTTACCAGATGGCAAGAACGATACCGTCTTGAGCTGACCGTCATACATGTGAAGCACAGACTCAACGTGCTGAGCTTCCGTCTCTGGGTCAAACGAGATGGTGACTGACACCGAGTTGTCTGACCAGTAACGCTGGGCAGTAGCAGCAAGTGCCATCTTCTCAAAGATAGTAACGCCGCGCTCTGCACGCTTTGCACCTGACTTGATTGGGAAGAACACTACCGAGGTAGTCTCTGGACTCTCTGAAGCTGGCTCTACATTGTAGTTAGCCATCTTGAATAGCGGAAGCATCGGGTCATTGTTACCAAAGCGGATAGCACGCATAAAGTACTCGCCACCTGGAGTCCAGTGAACGCCTGGGCTCTCGCCTGCAAGAATCGACACGGTGCCCGACGGCTTGACGGTCGTAGTCTTGATTGACTCGCGAATACCTAGCCACTCCGAGTAAGTGACATCGTACTTCTTGATAACTGCGTAGCCCTCGTCCATCCAAGTACGAAGAGCCGGAAGCCCATGGATGTCAGCAAAGTTAGCGATACCAGACATCGAAGTTCCGATGCGACGGTTGCGCTGCATAATTGCGTTGGTCTCTTCCCAGTGGGTAGGCATGAGAGTTACGGTCTTAGCGTAGAGGTAAGCAAACTTCAAAGTACGAAGGTAGTCTTCCTTACTCTCGTGGCGGTTTAGGTATGTTTCAACCAAGGTACACATCTCATAGCTTTCGAGAGACTGCTCTGCACAAGGGTTGTAGCCCATGATGCGGTGGTCCTTGTTGTTGATTGGGTCACCTAGACGGCCATAAGCCTTTGACACATCTTCCCAGATTACGCCTGGCTCACCGTTGCGGATAATGCCATCGATAATCTTTGAGAAGTCAGTACCAACGCTTACCATGACCGAGTTGTTTGACATCCAACCCCATCCTGGAGTCTCTGGGTCATACGAGTTACGCTCCGGGAACGCCTCTGCATTCTTAAGGTTCAAGAAGTTATCGTCATCAATGCGACCGATTAGAAGTTCTGCCGAACGACGGACGTTTCCAGAAACTACACACCTACCGATTAAGTTACCAATGTCGGCAATGTCGACAGTAGTTAGGAGCTGACCCTTACGACCTAAGAAAATTGCACGAATCTTCCCGTGAAGTGCAAACAACGGGTCTGGACCTGACGCGGTTCCACCGAAGGTAGCAATCGGGGCACCGTACGGACGAATCTGGTCATAGTTGAACTCCCAGATTGGCTGGTCTGGCTTTAGGAACGAGTTGATAAGAGCAACAGTTGACTCCATCCAACCTTCTCTGGTGTCCGGAATTACATATTCCTGGAACCCAGCTGGCTCATAGATTTCAAAGTTCTTGTCAGCACCCTTGTCATCAAAGCCAACTCCCACGCCGAGCATCGAGGCTTCCATAAGGAACGCGAATGGCTTACCAGGGTTCTGCTTGGTCATCTCTAGGGTCGAGACAAATGCACAGTTCTGAAGAGCCGCAGAGTTCTTCTGACGATTTACAATATCTGTTCCCATAACCCAAAGACCACGGCCAGGTGGTGACCACTTTAGATTGAATAGAGAGTCGAAAAACTCTTTTGCCGAGGCCGCAGCCTTAGCGTCTGACCATGGCAAGCGGTTCTGCTTTGCGTGGTCTTTCTGGATAGAGTAAGTACCGTTGGTAACACGTTCGCAGACTTCTGCCCATGTTTCTTTGGTACCATCTTCCTTTTTACGTGAATATGTTCGCAAGAATGTGATTTCGCCTACAGAGTTGCCAGCGGCATCTTTGTATCCGAAAGGAGATTCTTTGCTCTTATATTCAGCTACAAATTCTTTATTGAGTTCAAAAGAGAACAGAGACAATTGTGCCGCCTTAGAGTTAGGGATTGATAGTTTTACAAGTATACTCTAGTTTTTAAATACCTAGTATTACTCGCTAGATAAGAATAGTGCATCTAAAATTTCTTTGCAAGGGGGACACACCCTTAATTTTTCGGGGTCTCTAGAGGGGACAAAGATTTTACCGCATATAGCCATTACTGGAGTTCCCATAATATACCCCTCAGTTACAGAGGCCTTTTCAGCATAATGAGCAAATTGTTCGTTTTCATTAGAATCATTTGTACGTACGTCGGTGTCCTCTAATAAATCTAACATTATACTTCCTCCAACATATCCAAAACTAAATCCATACTAATTTTAGCAACATGAGACCTAATATCCTTTTTACCGTACGACACGTATATGTACCCATCTTTAAGGATTAATCCTGCTGCATACTCTATGCCAGGACTTTCAAAACAAAACTGCTTTGATAATTTTATCAGAACTCCGCCAGACGAGTAGAACGCAAACCTATGAGAGTACTCCCTTAGAACGCTAGACCTTACGCTAAAAGATTTAGGGTCATAGTACTCAGCACTTCTAACCCCTCTAGTCTCATGCACAACAGACAGATACGATCCGTCCGGCAGGTCTAATAGGTTAGTGTTGCCTCTAATTTTTCTAATCGAGTCAGATAACTCTCTTACCTCAACTATTTTGTTATTTTTTACTACAGAAGTTGGACCGTATATAAAATCAAAATTTTTATTGTCCCTTGGAGCCATCCAGTTTTTCTCCGTAATTTCGGCGGTTAAGTCCCATATTCTTAGTAATTCAGCAGAATTAGGTGACAAAAGTTTAAAAGTTGCAAGTTTAGGTGTAGGGCAGTAATCAGATTCTTTAATTACTCCAGTGAAGTACCAGGAGCTATCTCTATAATAAAGTTTTGCATCTTCTACTCCTCTAACCAAGGGGAATGGAGAGTTTATTATATGTATTTCAGTAAGCTCAACGGGTTTAAACTCGCTATCCAGCGGAGAAAAATACAAACGATTTCTTACTTTATTACCTTGAACTATGATTATTGAGCCATTATTCGGGTCAATTACATAGTTGCTGGATCTAAATAGTGCAATCAAACTTCCATCAGGGTTTAGCCCTATAGATGGGTTAAACGCTGACCAATGCGGGTCATCTTTTGAGATGAGCCGTCTAACCCGCCAGGTCTCTCCACCCAGGTCTTTAAAGGTCTTTAGGTCCATACCACATTCTAACATTCCCATATTTGTTGTACAATAATAGGGACTACACCTTTCTTCCGAATTGAGGCATCATGAGCTGTTGCCCACCAGCAGGACTCTATAACATCGTTGCCGACCAAGGCGCGACGTTTTCGCGTACCATCACCTGGAAAACTTCTGCTAAAGTGGCAATCAACGTCACAGGATACACAGCGAGAATGCACGTCAGAGCCACTGTTGACGCCAGCACCACACTTCTAGTTCTCACCACCGAGAACACATACATAACTTTAGGCGGAGCCGCAGGCACCGTCACCATGTCTGTTCCAGCATCAGTAACCGCAAACCTGACCCCAGGTATTCACGTTTACGATCTGGAACTAATAGCTCCTGTATCAGGTGTAGTCAGCAGATTGGTACAGGGAAACTTCGTAGTAAGGCCGGAGGTTACTCGTTAATGCCGGTCGAATACGAAGATAAACCAAATATTGTCCAGATCGATAAGACTGGCAATAGTGTAACAATCGCCTATGGAGGCCCTCAAGGCGTTCAAGGACCGACCGGACCTACAGGAGCCACAGGTCCGGGAGGGCTTATTTCAGGAGATATTCCAGCTTTAGTCTCCTACACTCACAACCAAGCAGCAGCCTCTGCTACTTGGACAATCGCACACAATTTAAACTTTCGACCAAATGTAACGGTGTTTGATAGCGCCAACACCATGGTTGAAGGCGCAGTAACGCACACCAACTCAAACTCATTAACCATTGCATTTTCAGCAACTATTTCTGGAATTGCTTATCTATCCTAAGGAAATCAAATGTCACGCTCATTTTTAACAGGGCTCAATCTTAATAAGAATGAGCTTCTTAATGCAAGAATCCAAAACCTATCCACCGCGCCATCAAGCCCGGTAGCAGGTCAAATCTACTACGACACCGACACCAACCAGATCACCCTCTGGAACGGTAGCGCTTGGGTCTCTCTAGCTGCTGGTGGCGACACCGCTACTCAGATTACCACTGCTATTGACGCACTAACTACTGACGTCATTGAAGAAGGCTCGACCAACAAGTACTTCACTGACGAGCGTGCTCAGGACGCTATCGGTAACGCAGT